CCAAATGATAATGATGCAGCTCGTGACCTTCTATATGGTGAAGACCCAACCAAGAAGTTTGAGACTGCTTTTCCATTAGAGATGTATCTGTCTAATGCCACCGATTACAATGGCGACAGAGAAATGTTTACTAAATTTGGTTTGGAAATTCGCAACCAAGTTTCTGTGATTGTTTCTAAAAGAACATTTAGCCAAAGAGTACCACAAAATACATTTACAAGACCACGTGAAGGTGATTTGATTTATATTCCAATTTTGAATGGTCAAGGTGAATTGTATGAGATTAAATTCACAAATCAAACCAAAGACTTCTTTCAATTAGGTAGAAAATTGCCATACTTTTATGAATTGGAACTAGAGAAATTCAAATACTCACAAGAAGTTATTTCTACTGGTGTACCAGAAATTGATATTGTTGTGTATGATTCTGCTTACACATTGCATTTGAATACTGGCACTGGTTCAGGTACATACAAGTTACAAGAATTGGTGTTTCAATCTCCCGATAACACATATGCCAATGCGACTGCAATTGCCACAATTCAATCGTGGGTTCCATCTGCATCACAAATGGCAGTCACAAACATTTCAGGTGTGTTTGCAGACGGAGAAGTAGTTATTGGTAACACAAGTGGTGCAAGTTATGTCATATCAACATATGATCCTTTAGAAGTACCAGCAGTAAAAGAATCTTACGACAACAGTTTAATTAGTAGTTCTGCTTCTGCTATATTGAATACTTCTGAGACTAATCCGATAGGTGGTTTATAATGTCTAATACCACTTATAATAGAATGATTCGTAAGATGACAGTTGCCTTTGGCAATTTGTTTGATAACATTACATTGGTTCGTTACAATCCAGATGAAACTGAACAAGAAAGATTCATTGTTCCATTGGATTATGCAACTAAAGAATTGTATGTTGTTCGTCTACAACAAGATCCAAATCTAGACAAAAAGATACAAATGGCTTTGCCACGTATGTCCTATGAGATGAACGGCATTTCATATGATGCAACACGTAAGCAAATGACAAATATGCAGAACTTTGCATATACAGGTTCTCAATATGTTTCTCAATATACTCCAGTACCATACAACTTTGATTTTAGCCTTTATCTTTATGTGCGTAACATTGAAGATGGAAACCAAATCATAGAGCACATATTGCCATATTTTGCACCAGATTATACAATCAAAGTCAATATGATTCCAGAAATGGGCATCATCAAAGAAGTTCCTATTGTTCTAAATAGTACATCGTATGATGTGACATATGAAGGTGATAGAGATTCAGATACTAGAATGGTTATTTGGACTCTTAACTTTACAGTCAAAGGATTTATATTTGGTGCTATCAATGATAATATTGGATTGATTCAAACATCAATTACAAATATATACAATGATATAACACAGGCAAATAATGTTTTGTTTGAGATGGCGTCTACAGGATTAGGCCAATATCAAATAGGCGAACTTGTATATCAAGGTCATTCACCTGCATTATCAACGGCTTCTGGTCGAGTAGTTTCTTGGGTAAACAAAAATTTAACTCTTGGTAATTTGTTAGGCAACTTTGTTTCAAATCAAAACATTATTGGTCAAACATCTAACGCAAGTTGGAAGTTTTTGAATTATCAGGTTGTTCCAGAACAACTTGCACAAGTTGTTGTTACTCCATTATTTGGAGATGCATCAGAAGATTTGTCGATAGAAACTGGATCAGATGACTTATTTGTAGATGTGGGTGTGGAAGATTTGTCAACAGAAGAAGCAAACTCTGGACCATTCATATTCAATACTGTTATAACGGAATATCCAAACAATTAAAGGTTAAAAAATGTCAAAGACGCTACAATTTAGAAGATATACAACAAGCAACCTTGCTAGTATTACTGGCGCAAGTGGTGAATTAATTGTTGATACCACATTAAATCAAATAACAGTACATGATGGAAGCAAAGCAGGTGGTTGGTATGCAGCCAACGCAATTACTTTACAAACAGTTTGGAATACTGCTAATGCGGCAGCTAATGCTGCTGGTTCTGATTTAGCAAATACAGGTGGTACATTAACTGGTAATTTGATAATTACAGGTACTGCAAATGTAAGAGGTAATCTTTACTCTACTACAATCACAACAGCAACAGGTTCTGGCGCTAACCTAACTATTGATCCAGATGGTTACGGTGATGTTATTCTTACACCTTATACTGAATTATTTGTACAATCTTCAAATACATCAGTCAATACAACAACTGGTGCAATAGTTGTTTCTGGTGGTGTTGGAGTTGCAGGTAATGTATTTGTTGGTGGTTTAATAGAAACATCAGGTAGTGGTATTGGTTATTCAACAGGCGCTGGTGGTACTGTAACACAAGCAACAAGTAGAACTACTGGTGTCACATTAAACAAACCATCAGGCCAAATTACATTGTTCTCACAAGCATTGGCTGCAGGTGCTGCAAATACTTTTGTATTAACAAATTCCACAATTGCTGCAAATGATTTTATAATGTTGAATCACTTTAGTGGCGGAACATTAGGTAATTATGTTTTTGCTGCCAATACAAGTGCAGGTCAAGCAAACGTTACTGTTCGTAGTATCACAACAGTTACAGCTGAAGCACCAGTGATTCAATATGTAATCATCAAAGGCGCAACAAGTTAATTAAACTACGTTAAACTATGAATACATTTGATAAAAATATGGAACAAATCTTTGACGTAGCCACAAAAGTGGAGACTCCACCTGTGACTAAAAAAGAAACTTTGCCTATTAAAGTTGGTGAACAAGAACTTGAAGAAGATTTGGTTGATGCGTATGAACAGACAAAAACCAATCTTCAGGACTTAATAGACCAAGGCAAAAGTGCAATGGATGAGATACTGGAGATTGCAAAAGCAGGCCAACATCCTCGTGCATTTGAAGTTTATGGTACTTTACTAAAGAATGTGGTAGATGCCAACAAAGAACTTCTTGCAGTACAAAAACAAATGCGAGACATGGATAAGAAATCTGTACCATCAGGTTCTACAACTATTGATAAAGCTATTTTTGTTGGATCAACTTCAGAACTAAGCAAGTTCATCAAAAGTAACAAAGAATGATAGATTCAAAAGACAGTTACCGTGACAATCCACTGCTTAAAAAAGCAGGTGTACAAATCAAATACTCACAGGAACAAGTTGAGGAGTTTTTGAAATGTGCAAAAGATCCGGTTTACTTTGCACAACACTACATCAAAATTGTTAACGTTGACCGTGGCTTGATGCCTTTTGAGATGTGGGACTTTCAAAAAGAAATGATTAAATTGTTCCACGAGAATCGTTTTGTTATAACTAAATGTCCTCGTCAAGTTGGTAAAACAACCACTTCTGTGGCATATCTTCTTTGGTTAACCTTATTCTCAGATTCACAAAATATTGCCGTATTGGCCAACAAAGGTTCACTTGCGAGAGATATTTTAGCCAAATACCAACTGGCATATGAGAATCTTCCAATGTGGTTGCAACAAGGAATCATTACCTGGAATAAAGGTAACGTAGAACTAGAGAATGGTTCTAAGATTATGGCCGCATCAACCTCATCATCCGCAGTTCGTGGAGGATCATTTAACTGTGTATTCTTAGATGAGTTTGCGTTCGTACCTGCAAACATTGCCGAGGAGTTCTTTAACTCTGTTTATCCTGTTATTTCCTCTGGTAAATCTACAAAGATTATTATCGTTTCTACTCCTAATGGCATGAATATGTTCTATAAGTTATGGATGGACGCCATTGGTAACAAGAACGGATACAAACCATTCGAGATTCATTGGTCTATGGTACCAGGCCGTGATGAGGCATGGAAGTATGAAACAATACGTAACACTTCAGAAGAACAATTCAGACAAGAGTTTGAATGTGAATTCTTAGGTTCTACAAATACATTGATTTCAGGTCAAAAATTACAACAATTGGTTTACAATGACCCCGTTTATGTGCATGATAAGGTCAAAATTTATCAACAACCTATCAAAGAGATTGATGGTGAAAACACAACAGACCACTTGTATGCTATCACAGTTGACGTTTCGGAAGGTAAGAACATGGACA